GATATACCTCGCTTCTGTAAAAACTCCGACATAGTATCGGCAGGCTTATACTCTGCCTTCTGCGAATAATGCCGGAACCGTCCGACCGATACCGGAAGCCATGCATCTATTCGGGGAAGATGGAAGTCGAAGTCTCTGGCAAGGGTAAGCATGTTGCCTTTTGCTCCACAGGATGCCCGGAAGCAATTATATTGACCTGTCGAAAGATTTATACTGCAAGTCTCTTTATCATTTGACCGATTTCCACAATAAGGACACCGCTCAAGTACAAGCTCATCTCTTTTAGTTTTAAATTTGATCCCACGAAAGTTGCAGAACCGGATCGCATCTTCTTTCTCAAATTCATATCCACCCATTCAATTTCCTGTCCTCCTATCCGTCCCATCCGCCTTCAGGTTCCCAAGGGGGTTCTTCTAATACTTCTTCTGTAATTCCTTTATCTTTATTTATAATGTATTGTATGTGTTCCTCAGCTGTTCCTTGGCTGTTCCCAACTTGTTCCGATTGCGGTTCTTTGGTTGTACCCTTATCCTGAAAATCACTATATTTTACAATGCTTATCGTTGTGCCATGCGTTGTTACTTTTGTTGTTACCATTTTGTCGTTTTCGAGTTGAGATAGAAAACACTTTGTTTTCTTACGACTCCAACCCCAGCGATTTGCAAGATATGTTATACTTCGGTAAACGCTGCCTCGTTGCCCCTCGATTACCTCATTTTTGTAAACAAATTTCTTTGTCTCATAATTTGCCATCATAATCAGGTCAATCCATGCTTGTCCTTTTGAAAACGGCTTATCTTCCCAGAGCCAATGATGTTGCAGTTGTCTACCAACTTTAATGTATCCTTCTTTGAATTTAGCCATCATCAAACTCCCCTCTTTCAAGCCTTTCCTTGCAATCCCTGAATAGTATGTCCCTGATCACTTTCCCACTTGTTTCGGCTTTGCAAAAACTGAATCCCATGTTATACCGGGCAACAAAAGCCCAAACCGACTGAGTAAATGCATTGGGATGAAATTTACTCCGGTATTTTCCGTTGTATAAGTTCTCCATGTTGCCATTTTCAACAACCAAATGAATCCTTGCATTATTGTTGGAAGCTCTCTGAAATTCCCTCTCAAACCTGTCCCGGCTGTGAGTGAAGCACTGAGCTAATTCATCAAGATTCATTTTTCGTTCAACTACGCATGGCGGACTTATTTCGGAGCCGTTCAGATCTAGCAACCACTTACCGCTTGGAAGTTTCACATTGTAAGCATAGTCACCATAACTGAGAGCGTTCCGGACCCACTCGCACCCGAAGGTTGAATATCTTCTCCGAGCTTTCGGAGTGGGCTGCTCTCTGGTATCGACTATGATCATAAAACTATCAAGGCATTGCTTGAGTTCGAATGGATCCATTAAAAGGGAAGCTCATCGACTCCGGCCGGAACATCCATGAAGTCGCTTGAATCTGTAGCCGAACCCTTCCCGATGTATGCGTTGTATTCGCTCTGGAGCTTATTCGGAACATACAGATCAGGAATCTTAGCGGTTTTCATCTTGTCGATGGCTACAATCTTATAAGGCTCTGTGAAAGTTCCATTTCTGCCATTAAAGCTGTAAAATCTCTCACGGAATATCATTCCACACTTAAGGCCTTTGATTTTGTTCTCGTCCCAGTCCCAATGATATCCGCTGTTAGATTCTTCCAGAGCTTCCATGAGTCCCTTCAGAATGCTGTTCAGAGTCTTATCCTTGTCAGAGCCATCATCAGAAGGCATCGTATAGGTGATGTGTCCTTTCCACTTTCTTTCCGGCTGGTCCTTATCATCATTCCACCTATTGAGGTAATAATCCTTGTATTCTCCCTCGGAAATATCGAAAGAAATTACAAGCTGGTCGATGGAGTTATCCCACGGAGCTTTGATTGCTTCCGCCTTCTTGATTTCGCAGACATATACTCCTACGGGTAATTTGGTTGATGATCCGAAGCTCTTGGCTTCGTCAAATCCTTTGGGTTTTCTTAACATTTTATTTTTCCTCCTTTATTTTGATTCCGTAATATTCTCTTATGGCATCGTCCACCGCCTTCAAATCATTCGGAATTTCTAACTCGAACATATCTTCCGGACTCTTCGCAGTGCTCTGTCCGTTTGTTTGTGTGTAAAATTTATGATCATTACAGTACAGAACGATATCAAAGCAGCCTTCTACCGTAAGCTTCTCATCAAGCATCTTGCCGATGGTCTTTGCTTTCTCTCTGCCATCTGCATCAATCTCAGTATGATGCAGGAAATAAACAATCTTATCTTCGATATCACTCTCATTAATTGCATGGATTAAGCCACGGAAGTTAGCAGCCATCTGTGTGAATTTCTCGTATCCTTTTTCATTAGCTCTGTCGAAGAGTTCGTTTGCTAGAAGATATTGTGAATCATCAATGGCTAAACTTTTGCATTTGCTGGATTTGATAGCATTAAAAATCCATGCATATTTCATACGATACAAAGTAGCGTAATCCTTGCATCCCTCAAACGATGCCGGAACCTTTACGCATTTGATTTCCGTTCTGAATGGCAATCTTCCTTTTTCTACGGAAATTACACCGATTTCATTCGGTTTGAAATTTTTCAGAGAATAAGTTTTTCCGCTGCCGGACTTACCCTCGACTAAAACTGGAATCATTGTTCTACCTCCTTTTTTTATTGATTATCTAATACTCAAATATTCGCTTCTCTCCCCAAGATGCGCATAAGTGAAATCAGCCCCGCCACTTGCCGAAAGATGCTCCCGAATTGCGGGAATATCTGCTTCTATGGAAATCTTCTGGAAGCGATCGGGAAGCTTCTCAGGCGAACAGTCCAATATCACGGGAGTGTTTCCACCTGCTTTGCGGATTCCAAACGAGTTATATGTCGTTTTGAATTTCGTCTTTCCCATTGCTCTCATTGCTTCCATCAAACTCTCAATAAGCTTCTGACGGTTCCGAACGATGGATTCCCTTCTTGCTTTGAGTCTTTGCTCTTCCTTCTTGAGCATCTCTTCGTCAGCATCGAGCTCTCTGATGATATAGGCTATTTGGTCTGCTTTCGCTTCGATATCTCCATCCAAAAGTTCTAAAGTGTCCTTGATTACCTCCTGCATGGTTTCATCATCAGCATCCTCAGCATCTTCAAGCATCATCAGCAACCTTTTATAGTCATTGTTTAACTCAAACATACTCATTACTGTTTACCTCCTAATAATCGTTTATTGTAAATTGATGCATAAGTCGCTCTCCTCTAAAAAATCGAATATGCTCATCTGTCCAACGGGATATCCTCCCATGTTCTCAGTCTCATTTGATGCAATTTCGAGATTGTTTTTCATCTGCTCGAAATATGACTGTTTTAATTCAAAACCTATCCCTCTTCTGTTAAGCGTTAACGCTACATACGGAGATGATCCTATCCCTGCGAACGGGTCAAGAACGATATCTCCCTCATTTGTCCACAATTCGATGCATCTCTGAATTACATCAAGCTGCAACGGGCAGATGTGTCTTTCGTCCTTTTCTGTTCTTGCACTTTTCTTCTGCAATGTGTTTGATTGTTTGATATCCATCCATACGGGAGATGCATAATGTTGCCAAACATCAACTGGAAATGATTCATGTGTATGGGATATCTTTTCGGGATTTTCTCCCGGCTTTCTCATTGTGACGATATAATCGGGAATACCCTGTCTACTCATGGATGAGTCTTTTCGTATCTGTTTATGAAGCAATCCAAGAGCCTTTGTTCTTTGCATTTCTGTTACAGGATTTTTCCAGATCGTAACTTTTGAATGGTAGATAAATCCGCAATCTTCAAATATCTGCCTTACTAATGCAGGGAAGTCTTTCAAGCCTATAACGCCATCTCTTTCCTTCATTAACGGTAAATCCATGCAATGAAAACTGAGAAGCCTTCCGGGCATCGTTACTCGATAGAGTTCTTTTGCGAGAAAGGTAAAATGTGTATAAAATTCATCATCACCTTTACTATTCCCCATATCTCTATCTGAATTAGAATATGTGTATAAACTTGCGAATGGCGGACTGAATATCGTATAGTGAATTGAATTGTCCGGAATATTTTTGATCAATTCACAGCTATCGCCATTGTATGCCGCATATCTTTTACTTATTACTTGTTCAAGTACATCCATTGTTTACCTCCTAAATTCATCCCAATCCGGCAAAATCATATGCACACTCGGATTGTATGGTGTTGATATTCTGCAAGTTTTCTTAAGTTCCTTCTTTGTAATCTCTTTGGTGAGTTCCGTCATTTCTTTTTGCATTTTCAGAAAATCAGTCTGCTTTCGCTCGATGTTTTGTTTGACGCATCCCTCTTTTGCGGAAATTATGATATAGACATTAACTTCTTTGTTCTGTCCAAATCTCCAGCATCTTCGAAGTGCTTGATAATATGCTTCATAGCTGTCAGATAATCCTGTAAATATCATGTTGTGGCAATTCTGCCAGTTCATTCCGAATCCTGCTATTTTGGGTTTTGTTACAAGGCATTTGATTGCTTTGTTTGAGAAATCAAGCATTGATTTGCTTTTATGCGAATCTTTATCGCTTCCTTGTACTTCCACGCTATCATGTATAAGTTCATGGAGCTTATGGCTTTCATCATTCAAATCGCACCATACAAGCCACTGTTCATCTGAGTTATTGACATACTCAGCAGCTTTTTCGCATCTCTGAACAAGTGAATCTTTCCTCGCCTCTCTTCTCTCTGTGAGTGATAACTTTTCTTCTGTAGGATTTTCACCATCAACAACGATTTCATTGATGTGGAGTGTCGGCAAATCAAATCCATCGATTTCATATCCGAGATTTCGAGGGTTATCGATAAACACACACCAACTCGCCATCCATTGCCAAAAAACATCCTGAGCGTGTCCTTTTAATCTCCATTTAGATGTTTCACCGCCATCGTGAACAAAGAACATCGATAACATTTCTGATCGTGTCATTACTCCGCAGAACTCTGAATGATTGCCAAGCTCCATATAATCATTTGGCGCAGGCGTTGCGGTACAAGCTAATTTGTAAGGAACATTGATAAAATTATCGATTATAGCTGTTCTGACTTTTCCGGTGAATGATTTTAGAATTGACGATTCATCCAAAACCACGCCATCAAATTCATTTGCTATAAACTTGTCTAATTTTTCATAATTTGTTATATTGATTCCAGGCTTTACATCATCTTGAGATTCGCAAATATTAACCCTGTAATTGAATTTTTCACCTTCTCTTTTAGTCTGTTCACAGACGGACAATGGAGCCAATATTAATACTTTCGAATCATCCCCGAGGTGTTTGCAGATTTGATATGACCATGATAATTGCATTGCCGTTTTGCCAAGTCCACAATCGGCAAAAATACAAGCCCTACCCTTAGCCAGTGCCCATCTGACTATATCCTTCTGAAAATCATATAGCAGAGGGTTGAGGGTGTTTTTATCAATATCAAATCCGCAACTCTCGAGGATGAATCTTTTATTCTTTAAAAATGACTCATACTCGTTCATTTCACCCTCCTTATTATCCTATCTACTTCCTCCGGCTCTCGTCTGGGAGTCAGCTCCTTTTTGATTTCATCAAATCTCACGATACAAATTATTGCTACGTTGATCCCGCAAAACATCAAGAGTGCCGGCAAATCGCTCGAACCTACCAAACAAGCGTAAAGCCATAATCCCATCATGTTTATTCCAAGCATCCAGTTTGTGCCTGTTTCGTATCTTCTCAACTTACCTTTCATAAACTACCTCCATCCCATGAGCCTCCGCCCATGCCTTTTCTTTTCTGCAACCCTCTGAAGCTTCCCATCCTCGAAGTAAAATGATGGTGTTACAGAGGCTCATCATTGCGTAACTCATATTCATATACTCTTCATGAGTCATCCCGAGTGGCATATGACTGTTAACCTCCGCAGGGTTTACCACCCAATCATAACCACTATCCCAAAGTTCTCGTTGCTTCCGTTTGAAGCGTTTTTTGTAGTCCACTGTTCCGGTTATCGGTCCGGAAAGATATACCTTGCTATCCTTATCCATTTGTTCCTCTTGTTCCTTTCCAATTCTGATAGCTTAAAAATGCATCCTTTGTAGTCCAGTATGTCCTTACCTGCATAATAATTGAGTCATTCCAAAGACCTATCTCACGCATTCGTTTGATTTCAAGCTTGACATATCTTTCTTTGAGCCCCCGGAGGTTTGCTATCTCTTTTGGTGATAAAAAATCTTTTTCCATAATCCCTCCATAGTTAGCATTTCGCTAACTTAATCAGCAAAAAAAATGCCGCTGACTGACCGCTTATAATACTCGGCAAGCTTTCTCTTGATGTCATCTTTTGGAATTCTCTTGCCTGTTTCGTAGCAAGAAAGCGTAGAAACATCAATTTCAAGATCATTTGCCACTTCCTGAAGGGTTTTACCCTTCTTCTCTCTAAGCTGTCTCAGGGTAGCACCAATGGCTTCTGCGTTCATCTTGTATCCTCCCTTCGTTTATTTTTCGGTTAGCACTTCGCTAACACAGTTACATCTTACTCCTATGTTTGCACAATGTCAACAATAAATTTGACATTACGCAAAAATAATTTTATAATATCGGTATGGAGGTGAGAAGAATGAGTGATAAATTTGGAGAGACTTTGAAAAGATTGAGATTGTACCATAATTTAACGCAAGAACAATTAGCAAATAAACTCGGCTTGACTAAAACAACCATCAGTTGCTATGAGTCCGGCAAGAGAACACCGAACCATGAAACAGAGGAAGCCATTGCAGATTACTTCAACATTTCGCTTGATGCCCTCAGAGGTTATGAGCCTGTTGATTATAATATTCAGGATGTGGCTCCTGAGATACAGACAACCATCTACTTTATGAAAGAAATGGATGAACCAACAAGAAGGCACTTGCTGGCTTATGCAGAATATCTATGGAATACTAACAAAAAAGGAGGTGACAACTAATGTGGAAACAAGAAACAAGAGGCAAGCTCCGCCTCTATGAAAGATACATTGATTTGGATGGCAAAGAACACAAGGTATCTGTTCCGCTTGCCAGCAATTCGGCAAGGGATTACAAGGAAGCGGTATCAAATCTTATGCTCAAAATGTCAGAGGTGGAG